ACTGGCTGCATTACTCTTGAATACAAAGTTCCAAAGTTATCCAAACCACCACTATTGGCTGCACCTGCCATAGAAATTACTGGTCCAACAGGATTTTGACCTTCACCAAACTGGTGAATGATACTATAGCCCGGTTCTTTTGGCATAGGAAGTATTATGGTAGCATCGGATCTAGTTACGATAGAATCTCTGGTTCTTTCAAAATTCTTTAAAGAATAGGTTGCAACATCAAATCTGAGTTGCAAAGGAACTTCAGCACCAGAAGCGCTACCTGCAATTGGGTATATATATGTTGATGCCATACTATAATATTTAGCAATATCATAAATATTTAAAATGGCGTACAGAACACAGTTTTTTCCAAAAAACAAAGAGAAATACATAGGCGATTGTGAAAAGATCGTATGCAGATCCCTATGGGAAAGAACTGTTTGCAAATTTTGCGACGACCATCCAAATATAATAAAATGGTCATCTGAAGAAATTGCAATTCCTTATGTGCATCCAATAGAAAATAAAATTAAAAACTATTATCCAGATTTTTTAATAGAGATAAAGCAAAACAATAATAAAAAAATTTGGATGGTAGAAGTCAAACCCAAAAAACAAACCTTCTTAAAAGAAAACGCCACCAAAAATGAAAAGTATATATGGGCAGTAAATACTGCAAAGTGGAAGGCAGCGGAAAGTTATTGTAAAAAACACAATATAGAATTCAAAATTTTAACAGAAAAAGAGTTATATAACAAATGTCATCCTCACCCATAAACACCAATAATATTGACAATCTAAAAAATTATTTGAATGCCCGTGGCGGTCTTCAAAGAGCCAATAGATATGCTGTAAAAATTTATAGACCCGAATTAGATGACCTTCCTAATGGTCAAGTATCATCATCATATATAACTGTCTATCCATCTGAAATTTCTTTTGGTGCACGTGCGACGAATTACATATATGATGGACTACAAGGCTACAATTATGGTAGAGCTGTTCCCAATTCTACAAAATTTGTTGGTGGAATTGTAATGACTTTTTATGTAACTGGCGATCTATTTATTTTAAATTATTTTAATGACTGGTTTGATGCTATGTACAATAGAAATGATAATACTTTTTTTGTTCCTTGGTATACTGAAACTGTACAACCTGCAAATCTTCAACTTACATATTTGGATTTAAATGGAAACCAGTCGGTTTCAACAAGTAACCAATCTCTATGGACATTTCAAGAAGTATATCCAGTAGAGGCACTGCCTATTCAATTGTCTGCCAAAGCAGATTCTCCCTTACTTTATCAAGTTGTATTGAATTACAGATCTATTACTAGATCTTCTATACTATAAATTTTTTGGAATTATTATGGATATTTTAAATTTATTTAAAGACTCGCAACCAAAGTTTGAAACCACACTTCCTTTTAGTAAAAAGAAAGTTTTATTTACTGCATTTAAAGTAAAAGATGCCAAAAAAATATCTTTAATACTTAATGAAGATAATAAAAAATTGTCATTATTGGCGTTATATGAATGCATAAAAGACAACTGTGATTTAAAAAATGTACAAGATCTGTGTCTTGCTGATGCAGAATACTTATTTCTACAAATTAGATCTAAAAGTGTTGATGAATTGATTAACGTGATTGTGAATCAAGAAAAAACTCAAATTGGTATATCTAATATTGAAAATAAAAATGCAATTCAATCATTGAATATACCAGTAGGTGAGTCCATTACAATTACTTTGGCAACTCCTTCTTTAAGTGATTTACTAAAACAAGATTCATTTTCAGATGAAGTTTATTCTAAATCATGCATTAAGAGTATAATAATTTCTGGTCAAGTTTTTTACTTAGATAAATTTGTAAATGAAAAGTGCAAGGAGATCATCGATAATCTCCCTTTGTTTACTATGAAACAAATTAATGAATTTGTAAAAAACGAACCAAGATTATGGTTCAAGGTCGAAAAAGAAAATAGTGGGAGTGAGGTATCTGGTTTCCTAAGTTTTTTTATCTAGCAGCAAGTTACTTTGATGTGGTTGACTACTATCAAACTAACTTCTCTTTAATGAAAGAACTAAAATGGAGTGTTCAAGATATCGAAAATATGTATTTTTGGGAGAGAGAAGTGTATATTAACATTTTGGTAAATTACAATTTAGAACAAGAACAGAAACAATTACATAATCAAACAGCAGGACAACACTTTGGATAATAATAATGAAGCAAAAATAAACATTGAAGCAGAAAAAACTGTATTCAGTGATGCCATAGGAAGATCTGAACAAAAACTAGAAATGACAGAACCATCATATTCAGTCACTCCTTCTCCTTTTAGTACTCAAAATCTGTCCATGATGTCCATGGATACCAGTGTAAATGTTTCTCCAGTTATTGCTGCACCAAATCAATCCAGAATAATTCCAATGCAGGCTAATACTGGTTTCATGGATAATTCTAAAACTTCAAATATTGAAAAACAAATTAAAGATAATATCATGCCATCTCTTCAGAAGATTGCACAACAAGTAAATGACATGAATGTATCTACTAAGAATCATAATACTGATTTGGTAGAAAGACCTACAATCGCTCCAACAAATTTAATATTTTTAGATAGAGCAACTAAAACATCATCAGCCCCAAATTGGGCATAAAAAAAGCCCCCTTGCGGGGGCTTTTCTCAATCGTTCTCCATCTCGGAGAAGTACTTTAGAGGATCCTTTTCCTCAATGTCTTCAGACACCACTGTGTCTGCCACATCATCCTCAATGCTCTTGCTTTCAGTAAACTGAGCACGAATATCATCACCAACAGCCTTCTTGTAACGCTCAGAGAGTTCTGCGTAACTCTTGAACTGGCTCTTGTCAATAAATGGCTTCAGAGGATACTGCTTCTTCCAAAGTTCCTCTAGCTTCTTGTCATCTCCACCAAGAAGAGGGGCAGGAGATGCAAACTCTGAACGGTCATAGTTTACGTAACCTCCGACATTACGAATCTTGATCTTAAAGTCTGCACCAGTCCAGAAGTTGAATGGGTCAACTGCAACCTCATCCTGATACTCAGGGTGAGCGAGGCTCTGAATCTTCTGGAAGATCTTGGTGCCATACTGGTAAAGGAAAACCTTTCCCTTATTCTCTGGATTGGCAGGATCTTCGATTACAAGAATATTGGAGATATAAGCCAACTTACGCTTACGATTCCGTGCAATGTTCTTGTCATCTTCAATACCACTGTTCCAAAGTTCCGTGTTACCCTGACAAATTGGGCACTTCTCACCAATCGTAGTGGGACAGTTTTCAAACAGCCAACCACCCTTGCCCTTGAAGGCATGGCTGTACATTGATACGAAGGGGGTATCTTCACCTTGAATTTCAGGCAGGAAGCGGATTACAGCGTATCCATTACCTGACTTATCGATACCGGGCTTCCAAATACGTTCGTCCTTGTAACTCTCCTTGGAGGTGAGCTTATCCATACGCTCGGTTAGAGATGCGACTGAGTTCTTACTCTTTTTCTTAAAATCTGCAAAGTTTGACATAGTATTTTACCCGAGGATCTACCTCGGCCTTTCTATTCTAATTATAGCCCAATTAGATGGTTAGTCAATTGGGAGTTTCTTGGTTTTGCCATTCTTTAGCAAATGGCGGTCTCTGGCTTCAATTTGAATTTTTTCAATTATTGGTCTGGTAATAAGTTTACCAGCCGTACTTGGGTCTATATTCATTTCTTCAGATAATTCAAGTATGCAATCCATAAAACTTAGTTTTGTAGATTTTACTCTATCTAAAACTTTATTTGAAAATTTTTCTTTTGCTGCTTCATCTATATACATGGTTTTATTATATACGTTATATTCCAATAATCAATAATTAAATACATCTAAATATTCATGAACTAATTAACGAGGTCTAATCCATGCCATCAGGAACAGGCGTAACATCAGATGCGATTCCAATTCAAACAGCAGGTATAACCGCATATATTGCGACCGATTATGTCGGTACAGGCGGTATTACAGGTCACTACCAACTCATTAAACTTGGGTATGGTGTCGATGGATCTGCGACAGTTGTAAATTCAGCAAATCCACTTCCAGTAACAATTGCCACTGGAATGACTGCCACTATTTCTGGATTCACAGGAACCATTGATGTACGTGGTATAGGTGGTGCTGCAGTGGTGGTGTCTGGTTCAGTAGTCACAACTGGTCTAACTTCATCTCCATTATTTGTTAGAACTTTTACAGGATCACAAGTAGAAGTCACTGGCGGTCGTTATCTAGGAAAATCTAACGATTCGGTTTCTGTATGGGGTCCAAATGGTCTCACATACATCTATGTAAATCTAGTAGATCAAGCCGGAAATTCTTTAAGTTACACCAATGGTGCACTAAATGTTAACGTTGCTGGTGCAACAATTAATGCCACCATTCCTTCTACCGTTACTGTAGTAGGTCTTTCCGGTGCTACTGCTGTAGGAGTTAACGTAGGCAACACTGTTGGAATTAACGATACAAATATTCTAAGTGGTATGACTGCCATCTATAGTCAAATTGTTGGTCTAAGAACTGACCTTGGTGGATTTGCTGTAATTCGTCCAACTGGTGGAACTGCTTATAGATTGACAAGCACAACAACTGCAGTACCATTTATAGGATTTACTTGCATGAGCGGAATAAATGTAAAAGCTGCATCCACAAATACAGATGTAATTTACATCACTACAGACACATCTGCATCTGTTACTTCTCTTGGATACGAACTAGATCCCGGAGAATCTTTATTCATCAATATAATAAATTCTAGTCTTTTGGCCCACAGAGCAAAATCAGGTGCTCAAATTATTAGTTACCTAGCGACCTAATATGTCTTTATTTTCGTTAAATACAGCAAAAACATCGTATTCATACACAACACAATTTGTTGGTAATACGGCAGATCCTTGTTTTACAAAAGGAAATCTGAATGGTTCTGCTAATATTTTTATTACTGGTAACTCGTTGTTTTTTGATTATTCTGAAGTAAAAACTGGTAATGATTTAAAGTTTTTAAATAAATTCTTCAACGGTCTTACAACTGGAAGTACTTTCAATTTTTCTAGTGGAGTATATTATAACGATGCTACTTCTTCTAGTATAAATTGGAATGGTACATTACAATTACAAGGTATATCCGGAACTTTTAAACAATATATCTCATGCTCTGGTGTTACTGGCACTGCAGCTCTTACTGGTGGATATTACGTAAGTAAAAATTTTACAAATCCTATACAGTTTACTGCAACAACAGGTAATACTGCTAATATCTTAATATCAAATACACCTAGAAGCAGTCCATTAAATTTTGATTTCTTTGGTGTATATGGATCTGATTATGGATTTGAAGAATACGTAGAAGTTATTGGTAGTACGTTAAACTCTGGAAGACTTAAAATAAAAAATTATGTAAAGTTAAATGATAATACAGAAGTAATTTATCTTACAAATCCAGTAACCAATGAAAATAGATTTTTTAATAAATCTCAAGTTGATATATTGCACCGAGGTCTTCCTTCGCTAGCTGTGTTGGCTACGAATCCATTGCAAAATGGTGTAATTAAAATTGCTGGAGCAACTTCTGGTATTGTTTCGATGTTATTGGAAAACCAAAATATTTTACAACATGCATTAAGACAACAACTAGATACTGCAAATGTATATTACTATTATCCCAATAGCACATTAAAGACAATCAATGCCAATACAGAAAGCATTGTAGATTATAAAAATATTTCTATTTCTTACTCAAATATCTTTATATTAAAAATTAAAACTTCGTATTTTATTTCTTTTAATACTGATGGTTTTAATATTTCAGAGTTTCTTGGAACCAATCAATATAATGATTTGATTTATATTGATAATATTGAAACAGAGACATTATCAATCAACAGTAATACTGCAGTTGCTCCAATTAAAATCGATCTTTCAGATGCGGAAAATAAAAGTGCTGTAATAAATGTATTTTTAGACAGTAACTGTACTCAACCTTTAATTGAAAATTATTACCTTTTAGGTGAACCTGGCTACGAGGGAGCATCCTTTATCTATATGGTAGACAGAGCATACTCTTCAAAGACCATATTCATGCAAATTAAAAAGAACACAACAAATGTTCTTAGAATAAATATTGCTTAATTTTTATTTGGTACAAATGGTTCAGTACGCCATTTATTGTAATACTCAACCATGTCATC